TGGTCAGCTACTTGGTCAGCTTCAGAGGCTGTCATAACCCCTGAGACTGCTGTGTCAATCTCACCTTGCATGTCTTGGACCTGTACATCAGCCATCATAACTTGTGAAGACTCGTCTAGTGTTGGCATCGGTGTAATACTAAATGATGTTGAACCTCCAACTGAAGACTCTCCTCCTGTACTCATTGATAAGACTTGGTTAGTCTGTACGTTAGCAGAAGCTATTTGATCGGACATACTAGGAGAATTACTTGTACTTACCCCACCACTAGAAGTACCACTAGAAGCTCCATACGTGCCCGTAGAGGAACTTAAGCTATTTGAACTACTACTGGTATAGGTAGCACTACTAACGCTGTTAGAAGCTGTTCTAATTGTGCCGGCTACAACGTCCAAAGCAGAGACACGAACCGAACTTCTACGTTCATCTTCAGGTTTACTTTCGTCTTCTTCTGCAAATAGTTCTTCAACTACTTCCCTTTCTTCGTGGACTTCTTCTTCACGGGTTTCTTCACGAATAGTTTCTTCAATCTCTTCGTTAGTAACTGCCAGTATTTCTTCAATACTTTCTTCAGCTTCGAGTACTTCTTCTTCAAACCACTCTTCCAACTCTTCCAAAGTTTCAAAGCTTTCCCTTTCCATTTCTTCATGTACAATTTCATTTTCTATTTCCTCTCTTATTATTAATTCATTTATAAACAGTACTTCATCAATAGGAAGTAAGTCGTATGTGACAACTTCGTGATGTTCTTGTTCTATATCCCACACATCCATTAAAGGTTCTATGTCTATGTAGTCTTCGTGTGGTGTAGAATCCCAGTCAACCATTCCATCTTCGTTAAACTGTAAGTCGTCACCAAACCATTCGTCTACTTGTTCTTGTCCAAATTCTTCTACGTCTATTTCGTACCACTCTTCATCTGTGAGTACCATACCTGCATATGGGTCTTCATCATAACCTCCTCCATCATTATGCTGTTCTTCTTCATATCCATAATCTACATTACTATCATCAAAGAAAGCTACTGATGCTTCTTGTGTATATCCCGCACAGAACGGAGCATACTGAGGGTCTTCTTGACATTGTTGGTCATCATAAGCTTCCCAATAGTAAGGACAGCTTGTATCGTATAATGAGTCTATGTCACATTGTTGAGACAAGTATGCATCTGCATAGCCTGAACAAGAAGTATTATTTAAAGGATTGCTACAATCAATATAACCTTCACTATATAAAGAACCACCATTTTCTAAGTTTTGATTCTTATCAGAGTCATTCCAATCATAGTTATAGCAAGTAGCAGTATTGGTTGATCCAGTATTACATTCATCATGAAAATAATAAGTATAAAGCTGAGAAGAGCTGCCTGCTTCACCTATTAAAACATCATGATTAATTATATCTAATGCACCATATCTAAATTCAAATGTGTCGTTTGTCCAAAGAATAACTTCAAAGCTATTGTCTGAACCACTACGATTATATTCTCTCATGTTGTACCAACCAAAGACTGTTTTATCTGTAAAGCTTTTAGCTAATACTTGAGAATTATTATCCCTAATTAAGTCTGTCCACAAAGGATACAAGGTGTATGTGTGTTGTCCTGTCAGAGGGTCAGGTGTGTAGTCATTACAGTAAGCACCTGAAGTTTTAAAGTGTAAGCAACCATTTGTGGCTACTCTAGCTTGTGTAAATGCTTGACCATAGTAGTCAAACGTAAAGCCAAGATTGAAAGCATTAGAGACTTGGTCGTCTCCTGCTGCTAGTGATGTCGTACCACTTACACCTGTTAAGTCTATAAGACCTTGATTACCTTCGTAAATATATGTAGCTGTTAAGTTTAAAGAGAGTAAGAGTAAGCTGATACTAACTGTAAGTGCTGCAGAGAGTTCAAGTAATTGTTGCCAAACACTTTTAGTTTGAGGCATAGAACTCATTTGCACAGGTTCTTCCTGATTTTCTTTTACCCTTTCCATTTCTTGTAGTTTTACAATGCTTAATATATTTATCTTTTAACTGCTCATAGTCCGGTCTATCTTGTCGATTTTCTTTCCATGCTTTAGAAGCTTCTTTACCTATCTTACCCTGATAAGGACAAGGAGTACCTGCCATTTCCATAGCACTAAAAACTCTTTCATCTTGACACAGTATAGATACTGAAGCTACCTTCATACCTGTGTCGTATAAATACTTAGAGAGTTTAAGTCGCTCGCAGTTCTCATCAGTAACTGTGCCTCCAGTAGAAAATCCAAATACCTGTCCTTGATATGCTCCTGATCTTCCAACTGTACAGAGGTCTTGAGAGTAAGACATAATACTAGGAGCAATAGCAGATGCCGGAGGTGCTTTAGTTTTAACATTCTGATTTATAGTCTGGGTAGAATTTGATTGGTTAATATTTCTGTTAGTATTATCAGATATGGTATTGTTGTTATTGGTATTACTATTCGTGTTATCAGTTGTGACATTGGACTCGGACGTAGATTTGTTTACGTTTGTGTTATTGTTTGTGCTTGTAGATGTTGAGTTATTATTGTTTGTATTGTTACTTGTATTGTTTACAGTTTGATTAACTGTTGAGTTGTTTGTACTAGTAGATGTACTGACGTTGGTATTTGAATTAGTATTTTCAGATGTAGCAGTAGATGTATTAGTGTTTACATTTGTATTAGCATTTGTATTATTGTTAGTACTGGTATTTGTATTAACATTTGTATTAGCATTCGTATTTGTATTAGTGTTTGTATTGTTATTCGTATTTGTATTTACGTTTGTATTATTATTTGTATTGGTGTTTGTATTTGTATTCGTGTTGGTGTTTGTTGTAGTCGTTGTGTTAGTTGTATCTAAACTATTCTGCTCACAGTACTGTTCACCTGCAGTACAATCACCTGTTTGGTCTGATAGTACAGACATACTTAATAACCCTAAAACTATTGTGCCTAATAATTTTTTCATGCTTCTCCAATTTTAACGTGCAATTTCCCTGTGAAGCTAACAATAGCGTTCTTTTAGGGTCTTGCTTTTTCTAGTCTAAGTAGTGATTAGAAGTAATAGTAGTATCCCGAAGCTACTAAATACATCCAACCAACAATACATACAACGCAGATGCTACTCTGTGCTTTTTCCTTCAGTTGATTTTCCTTTCTTTTTTAATTCATTCCATCGTAGGAATGTTCTTGTTTCAAGATTCCAAAATAATCCTTTGTAACAATTATCTTGAGAGTCTTCTTCTTCGTCTGCGAGTCCGTACCAATTCCATCGTCCGTCTGCTATAACGTCTTTTAATTTCTGTTTCATTAGTCTTGTTTATGTGATGCTCCAAAGTAAAAGCTAATAACTGCACTAGCCAATCCTCCTAAGTAACCGAGCACTAAGTTTATAAGAGCCTCAGAGTTTTGTTCAGGAGGCTGAAGAGTTACTAAAAATATATAACCCATAAAGCCACCAACTACAGATACGCCTACTATTCTAGCTGTCCAATCTTTACTAAACTTACCCCTAGCATCTTGTATATCTGCTGTCTCAAGTTTAAATACATCTACATCAAGCTCTTTCATCTGAAGTTCAAACTCTTGTTCAGCCTTTTTAAGTTCAAGCATCTGTTCAGGTGTAGCCTCTTGTATTGCTTTCTCAATAGCCTTTGGTGTATTAGGTACTCCAAGTACATCAGCTATCATATTCGCAGCCATACCACCCATAGGACCGCCTAGTGCAGTACCTATTGTAGGTGCTACTGCTCCTACTAAACTCTTTAACATATCTTTCATACTTCTTCGTCCTTATATATAACTTCCATTAAGTCTTCAAACATATTTCTAAAATCGTCTAGACTCATGAAAGGCATATCTTGTTTTACTTGGTGAATGCAATACTGTCTGTAGCATCCTTCCAATTGATCTTCTAAATATAATATCATTATAGGGTTGTTATGTTAGTTTGTCAATAGCTAGAACAAAATCTTCTACTCTAACAGGTGTTTGTTCTTTCCATTTAGATTGTCCATCCTTGCCTGAACCTGTTGAGACTTGACGAATTGCTTCAGCATAGTTTTTACTAGCCAAGGCTCTATAGGCTGATGGAAATTTATTCATCCATCTTGTACCTAGTTGAAAGTTTACTGAGCCTAGTGCAACTATAAAGTCTGTATCTTCTATACGTAAGTCTTGCATCTGTTGAGCAGCAGCTTCCCATGCCATTGCAGCATCTTGTTCTAACCACGCATTTCTTTGTTCTTCTGAAACCTCATCCCCTACTTGATAGAATTTACGTTCTCTTTCAGTCAAAAGATGTCCAACACCACAGGTAGGTTTGCCTAGTGTATCAAGGTATACGCATTCTTCGTTACCTTCTCTAAGTTCAAGGTGTTCTAGGAAGTGGTTGTATTTCATGATCCTAACATTTTGTAAATTAAATGGGCTTCATCTTCAGGTGACATACCTTGAGATAATCCACCTTGGTTAAAATTAAATTTCTTATCACCTACTTCTATCTCAAACCTTTTATCTGTTGGTTTTGCTTTCTTGACATTTTTAGCAATCACAAAAGGTCCAACCTGAATAACTTCACTTGCAGATATGACAGGCATAAGGTCTGATCTATCATAAAAATAACCAACCCTAAAAGGATTGTAACCAACCTGTGTCCATTCTTGATCATTTAATAATTGCATCGCCATTTTTTGTAAAGCCTCTGGATCATGGTTCTTCCATTGTCCTTCAATAACCGCTATAGGGCTTTTTGCTTTACCTGCTGCTATCTCATAACTTTTTCCACTAAGTTTTTCATTACCAAATACAGCATTTTTAATCCAACCAGTCTGAGCATATACAGTCTTCTCACCTTTAGGATGTATACTTGCCACCCAAACATCTTTATTTTTATAAGCCGGTATATCTAAACGTAAACCAACTGTTTTATTTTCTTCAATATTTTTATTAAGGTATACAATACCATGTTTAAGTTTGTTTTTATCTAACGCACCTGCAATATCTAACTGAGAAGCAACTGGAGGTACGTAGTTCCAATTTTCAACAGGGTCTACTTGCGAAACTACTTTAATATGATCATATATATCTTTTTCTTTATTTGCTAATTTAGCTAAACTTTCTTCAACTTCCGGTTTACGAATTAATTTATTATTTATACCCCACTCTTTTTGTCTTTCTGCTACTATAATTTCTCTTTCTTTATCCCAATTTTGTTTCCATATATCATCAACTCCTAAAGCTTCTAAAGCTTCTTTTGATTCATCTACCTTTTTATGTTTTGTAGCCTGCCTAGCTAATGATGCGACTGTTGCCCCCAACCCAAAAGGTATTCTACCTCCTCCATATAAAGCTGTTCTTCTTTTATAAATAGCTGTGTAAGGTTCTCCTGTAAAAGGATTAACTCTTTCTTCTGGTTCATCTTTTGTGTAAGGTACATTTACTTCTAGACCTTCTGCGTATTGTCTTCTTTTTCTTTTACTAGAACTTTTAGGCTCATCTTTAATATCATAAATCTCTATAGGTTGTATAGGAAAATCGCCTGATAATACATTTTTAACATCTCTTCCAAAAGGTAAAACATCCATTGTATCTGATAAAGCCCCTTCTAAATCTCCTTGATAGACATTAGTTGGTACACTAACCGCAGCTTTAATTAAATCGTTAGTTAATCCTAATGAAGGTATTGCACCTCCTAAACCTTCACTAGCACCCGGACCTGCCACAAGACCAAGAACTTTTTCTACTTGAAAAGGTACAAAGTTTCCTGATAATTTCATAGCTTCTAACGCATATTTAGTTGACCATCTCTCAGGAACATTAGCCTCTTCCTTATAATACTCTGAAGGACTAAAAGCAATTTGCATTTCTCTTAC